CAATTTAATTTATCGGAACCTCTCTGGCGCTCTCATTTAAATAGTTAGCCAGAGGGTCAGTACTGATTAGCGAACTGGAACGGTACTGACAGCCCTATCAGCCCCTAAGCCGAAGGGTCTAAATGACCCTAGGCTTATTAACCAGTCGCTAACCTATATATGTACTCAGCATAAAAGATTTTCCCGTACAGAAGTATCCCCCATACTAGTACCAGTTTGTCCTATTATGTACTGATTTTTTGCATGCTTTAAAAATAATTGTTTTAAAAGCGTCCGTTTTACCTGTTTGGACAGGTTATACTATATAGAGGCTGTTTCTTTTTTTAACAGTAGCAAGTCCTTGGGGGACTTGCGTTACAGAATGTACTGAACAACTGTTACAACTAATGAAAACGGGACAGGACTATGAGTTTTGAAAAAGGGGGTAATAACCCCAGAACCCATGCTATGGCAGAAGCAAAGGCTAAAGTATTAGCCTTGGTGGCCGAGGGCCACTCTGTCCATAAGGCTATGGAGAAGTGCGGCAAAAAACCTGACACTGTTAGAATATGGATGCTCAGGGATAAGAAGTTTGCATCAGACCTAACAGATGCTAAAGCAACCGCAAAGGATGCTTCTTTAGCAGCCCTAGGTATCCCCAAGGAAGAAATAGATTTCCCAAAGTTTTCTGAGATATTCTTAGGACAAAGATTATTTCCACACCATCAAGATTGGATTGACTTACTAGAGGATAGAGAGCCTTCATGGCTCCACCCTAGTATGGTTTACGAGAAGGCTGACCCAGCCCGTCTATTGGTTAACGTGCCACCTGAGCACGCTAAGAGTACGGTCATTACCGTAAACTACTCCACATATCGTATCGCTCTCAATCCTAATGTCCGCATTATTGTGGTTTCTAAAACGTTAGTCAAAGCACGTGAATTCGTGTACGCTATCAAGCAGAGACTCTCCCATCCACGCTGGCTAAAGTTGCAAACAACTTTTGGCCCCGAAGGTGGTTGGAAAGAAGATTCAGACACTTGGCGAGTTGACACCGTTTACCTTGGGAGCGATGCTAGAAATTCTAGCGAGAAGGACCCCACCATCCAAGCACTTGGTATGGGTGGGCAGATTTATGGAGCACGTGCTGACCTCATCATTCTAGATGACTGTATTACTACAGCCAACGCCCATGAGTGGGAAAAACAAATCAACTGGCTACAAAAAGAAGTTATTACCCGTCTGGGTAAAAACGGTAAGTTACTAATTGTTGGGACACGAATTGCATCGCAAGACTTCTACAAAGAACTCCGTGAGACCAAGCACTGGTCTAGTGGTAAAAGCCCTTTTACTTATATGGGCATGCCTGCTGTTTTGGAGTATTCAGAAGACCCTAAAGACTGGAAGACGCTCTGGCCAAAATCGGACGTTGCGTGGGATGGCGATGATGAGGTACCTGACGAAGAAGGACTCTTCCCAAAATGGGATGGTTTAGCATTAAAGAGAAGACGCAGTGAGGTAACACCATCAACATGGGCCTTGGTGTATCAGCAGGAGGATGTCGAAGAAGATTCTATCTTCCCACCCGCTTTGGTGCAAGGCAGTACTAATGGTTTAAGAAAGAAGGGTCCATTGCGCCAAGGCGTGGTGGGACATCCGACTAATGTTGAAGGTTACACAATTATTGGATTTGACCCTGCTATGGGTGATAAGGCACATGCTGGTTTTGTAGCAGTTACTTATAACAGAATAGATTCTAGGATATATGTTTTAGATTGTATAAACATGGCCGAACCTAATCCGCAAAAAATTAGAAGTACGATAGAAGAACTTGTATTGAAATACAAGCCACAAGAATTTAGAGTAGAAATCAACGCCCACCAAAAAGCATATTCTTTAGATGAAGACTTGCGACAATGGCTTAGCATGCATGGTACAAGACTTGAATCTCATGTTACTAATAAAAATAAGTGGGACGCAGCATTTGGTGTAGCATCTATGTCTACCCTATTTGGAACTATGCGAGAAGAAAAATTCCAAAAGAATAATATGATTGAACTACCATCTACTACTGACTCTGAAGGACTTAAGTCCCTTACTCAGCAGTTGATAACTTGGAAACCTAACACTAGAGGTAAGACCGACTGTGTTATGGCACTATGGTTTGCTGTGCTTAGAGCACGGGAGTTTATGCAACAAACAAATCACTTACAAAAGTTTTCATCTAATAGATGGACAACTAGAGCACAGTCAGCCCAAAGATATACAATCAACTTAGACGAAGCCTTTTCAGAACAATGGGCTGAACAATATGGATAGGACTTAAATGTTATCAGTAGACCAAATATCTGCAAGGGTAGAGTCTTTACGCTCACGTTCAGTAGAGCGAGATAGAAGACAACTAGATGTACTTGCTGTTCGTAAAGGACAGATATCACAGGTATACCCTGAGTTCTTTCCAGAGGGTGTAGACGCTAACGTAGTAGCAAACTTTATTGACATTGTTGCCCGTGACCTATCTGAAGTAATGGCTCCACTACCAGCAATTAATTGTTCTGCAGCCAATCAGGTATCAGATAGAGCAAGAACCTTTGCTGATAAACGTACCCGTATTGCAACAAATTATTTTAGTAATTCAGATTTACAAGTGCAAATGTATCAAGGTGCAGACCAATACATTACATTTGGTTTCGTCCCATTCATTATTGAATTAGACGAAGAAGCAGGGCTGCCACGTATACGCATAGAAAGTCCAATTGGGGCTTACCCAGAATTTGACCGCTATGGACGTTGCATTGCCTTTGCAAAGAAATACTCACTTACACTTGCGGAACTAGTTTCACAGTATCCTGAGTTTGAAATCCAACTATTAGGTGCTGACCGTTATGAGCAGAACCTAAATGCACGTATTGACCTTATTCGTTATTACGATAAAGAACAATCAACCATCTTTATTCCATCACGGAATAATCTAGTTCTATCTCAAGCAAAAAATCCACTTGGTAAAATGCAAGTGATAATAGCAAAACGGCCGTCAGTAGATGGTGAGATGCGTGGTCAATTTGATGACGTGCTAGGTATACAACTGCTTCGTAATAGGTTCGCATTACTTGCGATGGAAGCAGCAGAGAAATCAGTACAGGCACCAATTGTTGTACCAGGCGATGTTCAAGAACTACAGTTGGGTGGAGATGCAATTATCCGCACCAACTCACCAGCAGGTGTACGCCGTGTAGATTTAAATATTCCACCAGGTGCATTCACTGAGCAACAAGTATTACTTAATGAGTTGCGTACTGGAACACGTTATCCAGAATCAAGAACTGGAAACATTGATGCATCAATAATCACGGGACAAGGCGTTCAGGCGCTTATGGGTGGTTTTGATACACAAGTTAAATCAGCACAAGCAATCTTTGCTTCTGCTCTTAAAGATGTTATTTCCGTCTGCTTTGAGATGGATGAAAAATTATTTAACTTTGTTAAAACAATTCGTGGTGTAGATGCTGGTTCACCTTACTCACTTGAGTACACACCATCAAAAGATATTAAGAGTGACTATACAGCCGATGTTCGCTATGGCATGCTTGCTGGTCTTAACCCAGCGCAGGGACTTATCTTCATGCTACAAGCACTTGGTGGTAAATTAATTTCTAAAGATATGGCTATGCGTGAGTTACCATTTGGTATTAACGTAACCCAAGAGCAAGAAAAGATTGAAATAGAAGATATGCGAACTGCATTAATTGGAGCAATGCAGGCTTACTCTCAAGCAATACCACAAATGGCAGTTCAGGGACAAGACCCAACCGAAATTGTTAAAAAAATAGCAGAGGTTATTAAAGCACGTCAAAAGGGTAGAACCCTTGAAGATGCAATAGAAGACATCTTTGCACCAGAATTGCCTCCTGCTGGCGAACAACAAATGGTTGAGCAAACGTCCCCTGCTCCCGAGCAGCCAGTAGGAGGTCCTACTCCAATGCCGCCGCAGGGTCAAGAGGCTACTCCAGATATTCAAAGTTTACTTTCTAGTTTAAGTTCAACTGGTAGAGGAACCGCTAGTGCAAGGCGTGTAATTAGACGATAAGTTAGAAGGGGACTATGACTGCAATCGTTGGTGTACAAGGAAAAGGTTGGGCTGTCTTAGCAGCAGATTCAATGACTACATATACAGATAAACCGTATGTAGCCAAAGGATGTGACAAAATAGTTAAAGTTGGCGAATATTTAGTTGCAGTAGCAGGTGATGCTATAGCAGGAGATATTCTTAATAATCTATGGCAACCACCTAAAGTAATTAAAACGCAAGACCCAGATAGATTTATGATGATTAGAGTATTACCATCTATAAAACAAACTCTAACTGAAGCAGGTTATGACCCAGCACCAAAAAATAAAAACGATGATGATGCTGGATGGGATGCATTAATTTGTTTTAATGGAAAGTTATATCAAGTTAGTGATGACTATGGATATATGCGAGATGATAGAGGTTTATACGGAATAGGCGCAGGTGGGGGATTAGCCCTTGGCGCTTTAGCAATGATGGAAACAGAAACAAAAACACACGCCAAAGCATCAGGTGCTGCTAAGAAAGCAATACATGTAGCAATTCAATACAATGTTTGGTGCGGTGGAACGGTTCATACTAAAACACAATTTACTAAGTAGGAGATATTATGTCAATGATGGAGCAAGGTGGATATAGAAAACCGAGTAACCCAGCCCCAGTATCAGGTCCTGGCGCTCTTAGTCAGCGTACTGACGGGAGTCCAACACAACCCGCAACATATATATCAGGATTACCACAGGGAGAAGGACAAGCAACTTACGACCAACAATTAGCAGCGCCTATGATGGGTGCTGTAAAAATGTCAGATATTGATATGGAAGTTGGTACTACTGATTTAGATGCACCATCAGAATTTCCTAATGAAGATATACATCATGGAGCATCATGGGGTAATAGTCCAACTTTAAATCTTAATGCTGTTAGTGGTATGGCTGGAACTAATCCTGTAAATGTAATTTATAGAGCAATGAGTATGGACACAACTGGAAGATTAGAAGCAATCTATAATAGAATAAATATTTACTAATGTCACAAAATATGCCATTACCACCATTACAAGATAATCCTTTTAATTCACAACTTGCAGATGCAGAGCCATTGCTCTATGCAATTAGTAATTCTGGTCAATGGAATTCAGAAGAACAGGCTGTAATAAATAATTTAACTGGTTATATAGCACTAGATAGTAAATTATTAACAATGGAAGATGTATCAAAAGCAAGAAAAGAATATTCTAAATTTCCTAAAGCAACACAAGAATTTTTAAAAAATTTAAATCCAGATGCAGACTATCAACAACAACCTAGAAGTCTTGTAAGAAAAATTTTATCAGTACCAGAACAATTGTTTATTCAACCATTTAGAGAAGTTTTAGGTGGTATTGAACAATTTGGTAAATTACTTAAATCTGGTTATAAAGCAACTCAAGTATTTGAACAATCTATTAGTAAAGATTTAATGGATTTATTTATTAAAGGTGTACCAAGTAAACAAGGCCCTGATAAATTTGCAACTGCTAGCGAAACAA